TTATTCTAAGCGCAAAACGCCTATAACAATTGCAATTTTGTAAATAGAATCTTTATTTATAGGGAAAGGTGGATAGTCTTTGTTATCACTTCTACATTCTAATACATTTTCTTTATCTGTAGGGAATAAACGTTTGACCATAGGACCTTGATCCGTGTCTAATACATATATTTTGCCCCATTGGAAAAATGAAGTATCATTAACTGTTTTACAACCCAACAAATCACCACTACTGTATTTTGGGTACATACTTGATCCACTAACACGTATGATATATTCTACACCACGTTGCGTAAATTCTGGAATTACATAACCTCCAATTATATCTTTTTGCAGAATTTGTACAGATCCGTTATTTCCTTTACCTGCCATTGCTTCTATCGGTATTAATGGTATATAATCTGTTTTAGGTTCTTTATCGCAAATTAAATCTTGTTTTAACATATCTCCTTTCCCAGTAAGAAGCCATTCTGAATTTATATAAACATTTGTTGATACAATGGCGTTTAAAACCTCATAACTTGGTTTACTCTTTCTACCTGAAACAATATTTGATATTACTTGCGCTGAAAAACCAATATTTTCAGCAAATTTTTTTTGATTACCATTATATTGATTATCAATTATATACGATATTCTTTCATTAATATTTAAAATTTCAATCATCTTTTGTTTATTTAATATCAATAATTGTTTATATATTTGTTTTGTAATAGAAACAAAATAAGCAATGGACAAATCTATAAAAAAAAGACTGAGTTATAATACAGAAGTCGTAAAAGCTTTATCAGAAGAGTTTGGAGTATCAACAACATTTGTAAGACAAGCCATTCGTAAAGATAAGCATAGCCTTACTGCACAAACGATAGAAAAGAAGTACAAAGAGCTTGCGGGTGCAAGTTTACGTGCTATAAAAGATTTTAAAAAAAATCCGATTATATGAGAGATCTAACAAAAATACAAGTACAAGCCATTGAATTATGGCTTGCAGATATAGTAGTTAACATAAATAAATAATAGAAATGAAAGATTTAAACAAAGCAAAAGAATTGCTACATGAGTTAGCAGAAAAAGCTAATCAAGCAATTATGGCAATTGAAAATGATAAACCAATTAGCGAAATATGTGATTTGGCAGTAGAGGAGTTAGATGTGTTAATTGTTCAAATTTCTTCGACTATCCTCGGGGATAGTTCCCCTATCATCTATCCTAATATCGATGTCGAAATGTAAATTATAATGCCAGATTAGAGTTCTCAGCATTTCATTAAATATGATGATATCTTGTGGATAAGCAACGTGTCTAATATATAAATCTCTTCTTAGAACATCACCTTTTCTGGCAGATTTATGCTCGTTTTGATGAGTGATTTGAAAAAACCAAGGATCAATAGCATTTTTAAGTTTTTTCATAAATCGAAGTGTGGTTTCGTGGGAATCGGACTTAACTATAATAAAAAAAGTATGCTCGTATTCTCCATTATAATAACTCATAACATTATATTTTTTGATTAGAAGCTTAAATATAATGTTTTTTTCCCGATAGGAAAGCACTCACGTTCGAGCCGTGAGCGGGAACAAATAATAAAACAAAACAATGTTTGAATATTACCAGAATACATTATGTGTAGCTGCTGTTTGGCTTTATGATGATGCAAAGATCATAACTAAGTCAAATTATGATGCTATGATAAATAGAGGGCAATTAAAAAAGCTGACGACTGGTGGTAACGGACGTCGTGCATTGGTTGCTTATGAAAGTATTCCTGATCGTTTTAAAACGAAGATTAAGGCTTTGGCTGGTGATCCATACGAACAAGTGCGATATGTAGTATTGGCGGATTATATCGAGTATGATATGGAAGCTGAAAAGTTCTACAAATCTTATTTGTTGGAAGATGGTTCTAATCTTCCAGAGGAAAAGCAAAAGGAATACACGCACCAAGCAACAATCTTTAATGCAGTTAATCATGTTGCCACTAATGTGGTTGTGCAACGCAAGTTTGGAGGTAAAACCAAAATGTGGTCTAAAATGTTAGAAGCTATTCAAAATTTACCAACAACCTGGTTGCACACGAGATACAAGAATGAATTATCGTTTAAAAGAGCCTTTAGAAAGTATTTAAACGATGGTTATGAGGCGAATGTCTCAGGGAAGTTCCTAAACACGAATACGGTTAAGATAACAGGAGATATTGCAGACTTTCTGTTAGCGCAATATTGTTTGCCGATTAAATACTCGGTTCCTGAGGTGATGGATGTGTACAATGAAGTTCGTGAGAAAAATGGTTGGAAGTCGATTGCTGAAAAAACAGTGTTAACATGGCTAAATAAACCTGATCAAATGCGCAAATGGTATGCGGCACGTCACGGTAAAGATGCGTATATGAAAAAATATGGGCATTCACTTTCCAGAGATCGTGCGGAGTTTTTTCCAAACTCTTGGTGGTCGATTGATGGTACTAAACTGGATTGGGTGCATTATGAAGATAACAAACAGAAAATGGCAGCCTCAATGAAAATTGATATTGTGTTTGATGTTTATTCAGAAAAGATTATCGGGTGGGATATCGCTTTCACCGAAAATCATGCGGCCCACTTTAGAGCGATTAAGATGGCAGTAAACGAAGCAGGTGCAAGGCCTTATTTATTTACATACGATAATCAATCGGGTCACAAATCGGCTAAAATGCAAGATTTATATGATCGTTTGATGCCTGAAAAAGGAACGCATTATCCACACATGGTTGGTCGTAAAACAGGATCGCCTGCTGAGCAGATTTTTAACCGCCTACAACAACAAGTAATTGGTAAGATGTGGTTCTCTGACAAACAATCAATAAAGGTTCGTAAAGAGGATAATAAACCAAATACTGATTTCTTAATCGAGTTTAAAGGTGCATTACCAACAAAAGAAGAGTTGTGGCAATGGTTTGAATTGGCTGTGATGCAATGGAATTCAAAATGTAGACGTGATATGACGATTTGTAGAAATGATTTGTATGCGCAAGATGCTCCATTTAGAAGTGAGATTGATTGGTCAGATCAATTAAGCTTATTCTGGGTAGATGAATCGAAGCCTAAGAAGTATTACGGTCATGGAATGCCAATGACAGTTGAAGGTAAAGATTATTTATACGAAGTGTACGACGAGGAAGGACAGATTGATACAGAATTCCGTCGCAAGTATGTTGGTGAGAAGTTAATCGTACGCTATGATCCTGAACAATTAGATCAGTTCATTGCCTTATACGAAACAACTTCTACAGGTGAAAAAAGATTTGTGGCTTATGCCGAGAAAAAACGAGCCTACCAACAGATACCAGTGCTGATGAAAGAACATTCGCGCGATCAGATGTTAAAGGATATTGCAGTTCGTGAGGACGAATTCAAAAGAGATTTAGCAGAAGCAGAAGAAATCATGAAGCGTGCAGGTGTAACTGTAGAAGGATTGATTGCAGACCAAGAATTGAACATGAAATTCAAAGGGCAACTTCCGAAAGAAGAACAAATGCAAGCTGATATAGATGAGTATCATGGAAAGTGGTAAAGCCTTATTTAATCAATGTTTAAACACTATTTAAAGAATAATTAAAAGATAATAAAATGACACAACAAGACAAGTTTGTAGTAGTAGAAGAGCTAGAAAGATATATAGCACAGAAGGGTTCACAAAACAAAGTGGCTAACGAAATGGTAGGTGTTTCTGCGGCAACATTAAGCCAAATGAGAAATCATAACTGGGAAAATATTGCCGACGAAATGTGGCGTAAAGTTTCTGCATTCTTAGGAATAGGCACTAACGAATGGAAATTTGCTGAAACTACAAATGCAAAAACATTATTGCGATTATTTGGCGATGCACAGGCGTTAAGTTTAGTAATGGCGGTAACAGCTAATGCAGGAAGTGGTAAAACATCAACTGCAAAACAATACGAAGCAGATAATATGAATGTTTTTCGATTAAGCTGTAGCGACTATTGGGATAAGAAATGGTTTTTGAAAGAATTGCTTTCAAAGATGGGGAAAGAAACTGATGGTATAACAATGCCAGAAATGATGCAAAAGGTAGTGCTTACTTTAAAAGCAATAGACAGACCGTTAGTTATTTTAGACGAAGCTGATAAACTTCAGGATAATGTATTACTATTCTTTATTACACTTTTTAACGAGTTGGAAGATCACGCAGGTATCATGTTGATGGCCACTCACTTCCTAGAGCGTCGTATTGTAAGAGGTGTTGCGGCACAAAAGAAAGGTTATCGTGAAATTTATTCGAGAATTGGACTTCGATTTATCGAATTAGAACAAACAAGTTTTGCAGATGTAAAAGTAGTTTGTGAAATGAACGGAGTCTCAGACGACAAGTCAATTAAAGCCATTGCAAAGGATTGTGATGGTGATATCCGAAGAGTAAAAAGATTAGTAATAGCAAATAAACGAGCGAATAATGAATAAGGAGTTTCGATATCATCCAGTTATAGATGGCTTGAAAGTTAATGAGGACGGCACTGAAGTTTTGTTAAACGGAAATAAACTGACGATAAAAGAGTTTTATGTCGCTGAAACAAAGAGAGTAAGACGGAATGTAAACTTTTTATCCAGAAATATTACAATAACTAGATTAGTGTGTGAATGTTTTCATGGCTTAGCAGAGAATAAGGGTTTATCCGCTACTTTAATAGATCCCACTAAAGGAGATCATTACACTAATATCTATTGGGCGAAGAGAGGAATGAAAATTAATCCCATTAGGCACAGAAAAGTAACAGAAGAAAATCATAAAGAAATTCAAGAAAGGTTAGCGAGCGGAGAGAAGATGAAAGATATTATAAAAGATTTTCCATTTACCAACGCAACCTATTGTATATACAAGCGATTATATGGCAAAAAAGAAAAGTAACAGAGCGTTTTCAATTTCAAATATTACCACAAAAAAGTTTTCGCCATTAGCATTTGAAAACGAGTTCTTTGATTCGCTCGGTAAACCAGATAAAGCATTCTCTGCAATCATTTGGGGTAATTCTAGCAACGGTAAAACATCTTTTGCAATGCAACTGGCAAAGTATCTTACCAAGTTCGGTAAAGTAGCTTACAATTCACTAGAAGAAGGATTAAGCCATACGATGCAGATGACCATTAACCGAACTTTTATGGATGAATGCGAAAACTCATTTATTCTGTTAGATAGAGAACCATTCGAAGATATGATTGAACGAATGAATAAACCAAAATCGCCACAATTCCTGATTATAGATTCTGTCCAATATACACGCATTACTAAAAATCAATACTACCAATTAAAAGAGTTGATGCAGGACAAAGGCAAAGGAATTATTTGGGTTTCTCAAGCGAAAGGAAAAGAACCAAAAGGAGCATTAGCTGATGATATCCGTTACGACGTGGATTTGAAGCTTTGGATTGAAGGTTATAAAATGTTTCCGTCGGGCCGACTAAATGGAGGCGGTCAACCTTTTACGATTTGGCCTGAAAAGGCTGCAAAATACTGGAAAGAAATTATCTAAAACAAAACAACACTATGAATTACGAGGAGATTAAAATAACAATACAAGCGGCATTGCAATTATCAACTATACAGTACCGCAATGAAACACGAGTAGCATTTGAAGTATGGGCTTTTAGAACAGCACAAATACAAAATGCATTACTTGAAGAAATAACAAGAAGCGAAGCAATTTGGAACTGGTATCAGAACCAATACCGAAAAATAGAACAACGCTTCTACAAAGAAAATAGAGATTTTTTGACAGGTGGTTTTAATCCAATGGAAGTCTTTCAGGTTTTTAGATGGATGACCAAAGAAATAGAAGATTACTATCCAGCAACCTTAATTAACAAGCTAAACAATGGACAAACAGTATCTAAGTAAAAAGCAACACGAAAAACGCATTGAAAGACTGAATGCGTGGATAGAGAAAAATCCAAACGATCCTATGAAAGGAACAGCAATTAAAGAAGCTGCATTATATGCCTTTCAGCTAAAGGAAATGAAAGATTTAGGTTTAAAAACCATCGATAATAAAGTACCAACTCAAATATATCAACAAATAGGCGTACTGATCTAATGAAAATAAAATTTACAAATGAGCAACTATTACTAACGCTCAATTACGATACCAATGTAAGACAAGTGTTTAGCTTGTATGAACGATGCTTAATTCATAAAGTAATTCATCGAGACCAAGTATTACCAACTGATTTGTTTACGAAGATAAAAGATCTTCTACTGAAGATTAAAATTCAGAATTATAAACCAAAGTATTTCACTTGGGTTGAGAATATAGACAAAGGTGGGTTTGTTCTTTTAGAAACCAAAATCAAAGAATCGTGGAATTATTTAAAATAGTATAAATGAAAAATTCAATCGAACTAAGTAATCGCAGGTTCATCAAACGAACTTTTAGAGTTTGTCGAAAATCAAACAAAATAAGAGGAATTATTCTGAAAAGAATCAAGCATAATTCTAATAAAGATTTACCATCACTTAATAGAAGGTATTTAAATGCAAGTGCGGAAGCACACTCACGCATGTCAGCAGTAGAAGCTGCGATAGATCAATTAAAATCAAACAAAAACTCAATATAATATGACAGCAATAGACATCGAGAAGTTATCTCCAGAACAGTTAGCGGATTTAAACAAACAAATCAAAGAAAAGGATAAAGCGGAAAAAGCAAAAAAACAACAAGACAAAGATTTGCTTAAAAAATTAGAGAATGATGTGGTTCTATCTGAAGTGCCTTTTTTCATCGATAAACGTGATGATGTGGAGGAACGTTTACTGAATCTTTTCAAACACATAGAACCAGCAATTGAACTACGAGCTGAAGTGTACGGAAATAAAAAGCGTGAGCAAGATTCGCACACTTTTACACTTGATGATGGTTCTGCGTCGATAAAAGTTGGTTGGAATGTAAAACCAACATTCAACGGAACCGAGGGCGAAGGAATCGTAAAAATACGAGAGTATATGTCGAGCCTTGCAGGTGAAACAGAAAACGAAAAGATTTTGATGGAGTTCTTAGAAATCGCTCTTAAAACAGATGCGAATGGAAACTATGATCCTCGTAAGGTTAGAGAATTAAACAAAATGCGTGATCGTGCTAACAGCGAATTGTTCTCTGAAGGAATGGACATCATCGACAAGGCTTTGATTGATATTAGAACTTCACGTTTTGCACGAGGTTACAAAATGGTTGATTTTGGAGAAGGTAATATCAGACGTGTCAACTTTAATTTTTCAATTGACTAATGATAGAAATCTTAAAACCAATAGCCATCATCATAGGAACATGGTGGCTATTTATTGCAGTTCTTGTTGCGATAACGATTAGTAAAAGAAATAACCAAAATCACGATTAATTATGGATATAGAAGAAAAAAGATTACAAGCATCTTATAAGATTTTAGAAGCTTTAAATGAGTTGATTAATGAAGATGATAGTATCAATAAGATGATAAATGAAGACTTGACTTCATTTATCCATGTTGTGGCAAATCATGTTCCAACAATGGTTTTTAAAAAACTTACAGGTCAAGATAAAAACCTTTTAGAATTTAATTATATAGCTAACCAGCTTTGTTTTCAGTACATGAAGAAAAGCGAAGAAAATGAAAATTTATAATGCCAAACCAAATCACACAACTTTCCGAGCAAGGATATTTAGTAAACGGCAAGGCTGTTTATCAATCCGAATCAGGAAAATGGATTCCTGAAGTACAATTTGAATACTTCGAAATTGAACTGTTTAAAAAGCATTTAAAGGCTATTCAAAACGGAGTTAAAGTTAAATTTAAAAATATACAAGAATGAGAAAAGAAGATTTTTATAAAAAAAATGATGCAACATTTTTACCGCTTGGTTTTGAAAAAGAAGGTATAGATCAAATGTTTTATTATTCAAAATGTTTAATTAAAGATGATATTAAACAAGAGGTGATGAATGAAAACGGTTTAGCTGAGGAAGATTTACCAGCTTTACTAATCGGCAGTACAGGAATTAATCAAGGATTTTGTGTTTATACAGGTTTTTGTTTTGTATGGTTAAATATTACTGATCCTGTAGAAGCTATTGAATATGCTTCCAAAATTGTTTCATTCGAACCTATTTGACTATACTATGACAACAATTAACCCAAAACAAATCCAAATCATTCAAACGATTTGTAGTGGAAAATTCTCTAACCGTGACGAGCGGTTGGAGTTCTTTTCCGAGTTTCTTTTTAGAGAGGTAAAATCTACAAAAGACCTTTCAAGAAATGAAGCTGACGACGTAATAACTTACTTAACGACTGGTAGAGTTGCAGATTACACTTCTTATGCGCTCTTTGATAAAAACAATCCTCGACACATGAAAATATTATCCTTAGCCAAAGAATTAGATTGGATAGATGAAAAGACAGGATTTGCAAGTTTAGAACGCTTAGGCGGTTGGTTTCGTTCTGCAAGATGTCCTGTACAGGATAAGAAATTAAAGGATATGAATTACGAGGATATCTCGAAAGTCATTAAAGCATTAGAAAATATGGTGAAATCTAAATGGAAATAGGATGAAAATAACTAATGAGGATAATATGGAATTAATGAAACGTTATCCTGATAATTATTTTGAATTAGCTATTGTTGATCCTGAATATGGAATTAACATAGCTAATAGAAACGGTTCAATTGGTCAAAAAAAGGGTCAAGGAAAAATAACAAATTATTCAAAAAAGAATTGGGATTTAAAACCTGCAGGCAAAGAATATTTTGAAGAATTATTCAGAGTATCAAAAAATCAAATCATTTGGGGAGCTAACTATTTTACTGAGCATATTCCTCCATCTAAAAATTGGGTTGTTTGGGATAAAGGACAGCCCGAAGGCGTAACTTTCTCGATGTATGAATTAGCTTATACTTCATTTACTAATAAACAAGCTATGATTTTTCGTAAAACATTTGCAAGTTCTTGTAATAAAGTGGCTAATAATATTCAACTAGCTAAAGTTAACGCTAAGATTCATCCTGCTCAAAAGCCAGTAGATCTCTATAAATGGCTATCAGATAAATTCGCTAATGAAGGTGATAAAATACTTGATACGCATTTAGGTTCAGGAAGTATTGCAATAGCGTGTCACGATTATGGCTTCGAGTTAACAGCTTGTGAGTTAGATAAAGAATATTTCAATAAAGCAATAGAACGAATCAGTAATCATACATCGCAACTAAAAGTATTTTAATATGCAAAAAGTAAAATTAAACCTAAAAAACGAGGAGTTGAATGTGGTTAATCAAATCATAGAAAGCCGTATCAATCAACAGCATTTACCAACTCCAGAAACTAAATTGGTGGAATCTATCATTATCGAATTGGCTGATAAGATGCTCAAAAAGTTTATTACTGAAAGAATGAATTCCAAAGTCTTTAAAATTGGATTAAAATATCATCAAGCGTATGCCTTACATTTTATCCTTAGAGATTTTCAGACAATTGGGAGTGACGACGGATATATAAATATGGTTGTTTTAAAAATTGCAGATCAAATACACATTCAGTTATGATACCGGGACCAATATTAGAAGGAGTATTATTAGGGATTTCAATAGCCTATTTTACAGAAAAGATAAAAGATTTAATAATCACCATTAGACTAATTAATAAAAATGAAAGGAAAGAAGTACATCGTGACGAGTGAGCAATTTACAGGTGAAGTGGTTTATGAATATAATTTAAACGGTTTTCTAATTAATTTCTCGCTTAACATTTCTAATACAAGCCGTGCTGTAGCTAATTTCTTTTATACGAATTTACCTTCAACCTTAGATATGATGCAAACATGGATAGATAAGGCAGGTAATTTTAAAGTAGAAGAAGTTCCAGCTGATTTAAGTTTTGACCGCTTTTGGGAAGAATACGGCAAACACGGAACCAAATCTATGGCGAAGAAAAAATACGAAAAGTTAAAGCCATTAGAACAGTTAGCCGCTTTACTTCATCTACCAGTGGAACGTGATAAAAAGAAAAAAGATGGTACAGCAATGCCGTATGCCGAAACTTATTTAAATCAAAAGAGATGGGAGTAGATTATGATTTATATTGTGATAATGTTCAAATAGAGGTTAGAAATTTCATTGTGAATTATCATATAAAACCAAAAGGAATAATGATGAATATTGATACAGTTCGTCAATTTGAAAGAATTTCAAGAAATAGGTTTCCTGATCGATTTAATGCTTTTGACTTTATTAACTTTACTTTATTTGGGATGAAAGTATATAGAACTATTGATTTGGATGATGATAAATTTAAATTTTTAATTGATTAATATGAACCACGTGATGATAGATATAGAAACATTGGCAACATCAAATGATGCTGCCTTAGTTTCGATTGCCGCTGTAAGATTTGATTTAGAAACAGGAATTGTTGGCGATTCGGTTTATTTCAAGATAGACAAACAAAGCTGTATAGATTACGGTTTGCGAGTAGATGCAGATACTGTAGATTGGTGGATGAAACAAGGCAAAGAAGCACAGGAACAATTCCTAACAACAGAAGATCGTGTGGAACTATTACAAGCTTTGCAAGATTTTTATCTTTTCTTTGAGTTTGAGACCGATTATGTTTGGGCAAATGGAATCAACTTTGATTGTGAAATACTTCGAAACGCCTACAAAGCCATAGATTTTCCATTGCCTTGGAATCATTTTAATGAGAGAGATGTTCGTACCTTAGTTCATTTTGCGCCTGAAATCAAAAAGGCTGAGCCTTTTGTTGGTACAAAACATCATCCTATTTCGGACTGTATGCACCAAATAAAGTATTGTTGTAAGATTTATAAGAAATTGAAGTTTGATTAATAGAAAAAGCTACAGAGTATCATAGTTGATGCTTTGTGGCTTTTTGTTGTTTTACGGAAAACCGTATTGTTATTAATTAGAATAATGTAAATTTGTAAAAATCAAACAAATGAAATCACTTTTATTATTTATCTGTTTATCCGTTTTTAGTTTTGGGCAAGATTTAAATCAATTAGATTCGGTTCAAGCCTCACAGATTGCAAATGATTTTAATAATTTGAATCAAAAAGACTATAAATTTTATAAAGCAATAAAATCAAAACAACGTCCGATTTTAGGATTTATTTTTGTTGATCCAACGCTATCTGAAGCAGATGTGAAAGATGATTTACGTGATATTAGAAATTGTGATAAATGTTTTTTTGTAGAGTTTTGGTTTAAAGATAATATTTACCGATATCAGAGTACAACACTTTTATCTTTAGAACAAATTTATCCTATTTGGAAAAAATATTTTGATCCTTCAGCTGAAGTAACAAAAATTGAACAATCTTCTGAAAATCGAAAATCGACAACACCAAACACTAAGTTTGTGTTATATGACCGTTTAGATGGTTGGCAAATAGAAAATTTAAAAATGTAAAATATAAAACCACTCAAATTTGAGTGGTTTATTTTTTGAATAAACGTTTTAACCATGAAGCTTTTTTAGTTTTAGTAAATGTGAAATTTTCTTTACTTACACCATTTTTAGCTTGTTCCATAACCTCTCGTATTTGTTCTTCAGTTAATGTTATTCCTTTGAATTTTTGTTCAAAAACAAATTCCATAGCTTTTTCAGCGTAACTTATATCCATAACTTTTATATTTAGATAAATGTACAAAAACAACTTTTGTAAATTAAAGAAAGTCTTATTATTTTTGTGATATGTCAAAGCCAATTAAACAAGTTACTATAGAATTACATAGCGATATCCGTAAGGATTACGAGCGTATGAGTATGCCTTGTTCTAAATATGGAGTGCAAAAATTAACAGATAAATTTATCTTTTGTGAGTTGGCTGCTCGATATTATAAAGCACCAACAACTATAGAGAAAATAATATACAACCGCTATTAAATAATGTAGCGGTTGTTTTGTTTATCTATTATAAGTTCTGTTGCTGTAGTGTCATCATAAATTTTACAAGCCGCATAATCCATCAACACACATTCGAAAACTTGTCGGTAAAGATTACCAGCATTTCCTGTATCAACTGGATGTATGTCTGTTCGTCTCATGTTGCTGTAATTTTCTCCGCTTGATCCTTGTAACAACGCATAGATGTCGTTTAAATTCGTTAAGAAATCCAAGGCGCTTTCTTGGTTGTGACTTCCACGAAAAGTATCAGAAAATGTTTCAAAATACAAATACACATCTACTTGCAAGGTTAGATTTTGCACATTATTTCCTACATCATCAATTGCTTTTGAACGAAAGGCTAAGAATACTGCAGGAGTAGGAAATGGATGTTCGGTTTCCAAAAAGTTTACTTGGTTGTGCCATAAATCAATCCAACGGATATCGCTTAAATTCTCGTTGATTTTGTCACTTAATTCGAGGTATAAATCTTTCCAATTTTGCATTACTTCGGTAATATTTGTTGTTGTACATTTTGAATTTTCCAAATAATCATCTCGTCAATGTCTTGCGACAAAGTTGCTGATTCGCCTATGTATTGGCGCTGTGGTATATTTATGAGAAATGATTCTTTTTTAGTCAAAGCCATTGCTTTCCACTTCCCTTGTCCTGTACTCGAATACATATACCAAAAGAATTTGCGCATCTTGGCTGTCACTTTAACCTGTATCGTTCCGCCTGTATTATGAATGCTGGCGTAGGGCAAACCTTCGCCAGCGGTTATCTCAATTTTTGTTTTGGTTGCTTCCGTTATTTTTATCGAATCTTCCAACGCGCCAGACTTCATCAGAATTAAATGCGGTTCGCTATCCATACGCTTCACCCAAGGGATAAATGATAAATCCGTAAATCCTTGGTCCTTGAACGAATTCTTAAAAAAACGTTGTGCATAGTCTGCTACTTCCACGGCTAATTCATCCATTACCATTGCGGCCATTTTCGCAAAATCAGGTGTTTGATTAACTGCCATTTAAAAGGTTTTTAAATTGTGTTTAAATAATTTGTATATTTGTCTTGTAATGAAACTTCTCGGCTTTCCTTGGAGTGGCTATTATAAGAAGCAGGCTCTTAGTCTGCTTTTTTTCTTAAGTAATGTTTTATAATTTTTCTATCAGATGAAATAATATAAACCTCTTTAATATTTGGATGTACAGGTTTATTATTTTGTATCATTGATAATATATTCTCAATAGAATTTAATGCATTTTCAACGGAATCATTATTTTTTGATAAGTCAAAAACAACTACTTCACATCCTTGGTCATTCGCCTTTTTTAATGTTTTCTTATAATTTTTGCTTTCTGGACTTTTTCTATCTGCCAATTTACCTTCAATTAAATATTCTGGGTTAGAAATTCCAGTAATAATTTTTCCATTAATTTGTGGTCTAAGTTCAATGTTAACTCCTTGTTTATTTGCTAGTAAAACGGCTGTTCTATAATTTCCTAGTAATTCATCAGGTCGAGTGTCAGTAAATGGATTAACTTTAACAGTAGCATAATTATCTGCCTTAAATCTTAGTTGTGATGGAGTTTTTAACTTCATTAATTCAAAGGCTTTTTTTGTCTCGTTATCGGCTTGATTTGCTAAAGAAAAGAAAGTATGGGGTTTACCTCTGTTAGAATCAGTTTCTTTGTAAATCTCGCCTGAAATCGCAATGTTGTTTCTGAATTCAGGTTTTACATCTCGTGGATCTACCTCTGGTAAATCTTCCTCTTTGGTTGTGTCTTCGGCAGTTTGTACAACGTAACATCTGCATCGCCATCCATTAGGTGGATAATAAATCTTCCAAAACTTAGAATCGATTGGAGCGACAACATTCTTTAATTTATCATGCTCATCACGTACACGATCATCTTCCTGAGTCTTGTATTTAAGATTTGGATAAAGATGTTTTCGTTTTTGATATTGTTCCCAATTGGCTGCATGATTACCTGCTTGTCGTGCAGTTTGCCATTCAGCTTGTAAATAGTTAATGTTGTAGATTTTATTCAGTTTTAAAACTTCAGTTTTAAATTCTTCCCAACCCGTTTTCTTCCCATTTTTAGTCAACAAATTATTAATCTCTAAAAGCATCGCATGGTCTTTCGCCATCGAAAACTTAAAGATGTTTTGTTGTAAATGCAAAGTTGTAGGTTCAATGGTATCAGGATTCATTTTATTCCAATCTTTACCATAACCTTCGCCTGTACCTTTGTTTAATTCGTTGTAGGTTTCACGGATATGCGTTGCTGATAACTTACCAGGTTTTAATTTACCTTCGTACGTATCGCGCATAATTTGCTCCATAACTTTTTCCCAATCCGAAATATCAATAGCGTGTGGCTCACATTCGCCACAACTACAACCTATGTTATGCTCGGCCTCGTTGCTATAGAAGGCTTCAACTTCTTTTAACAACTTAGCCGATATTACTTTTTTTTTACGTCAGCAGGATTTTGGTTTGATTGTTCTTGATTAGTTGAGGTCATCATTTGTTCACGCACACCAATAATTGGCACACCTGTTTGTTGCTCCGCCCATTCAGGATCAATGATGTAATTCTGACTCATTTTATTAATTAAATCCGCCATGTCTGCTTTGCTCATTGCTTCCTGATTATCCCATTCGAAATAATGATTTTGCATTGGTGCATAAATAGGCGAAAGTTTAATTAGCTTCTGACGGAACTCGCCATTGATGATATTTTTTACCAATAATTTGTCAGATTCGAATCGGTCATTTGCCAACTTCATTTGCGCTTCTGTAGAACCGACAAAACTTTTCTCATCCGTTAATCCTGCACCACCTAAAACACGTTTAGATACTTCCGAATTCACACGTTCAACCAACAAGTCAAACGTATCGGAACTACTTACACCGCCTGTGTTTCCAACTTCAAATTTCTCGTTACCTTGCCCAATCATAAAGTTGTTTCGCTTGTAATTGATTGCAGCGTTGTAAAGTTCTTTTAATCGATTATTATCAATACGGTCAGTTGTGATGAATAAAGGTGGAACGCCAAATTTATCCACGTAATCTTGCCACGCGCCCATGCCTAACTTTTTAGCTAAAATAGCTGGAGCCATTTGTGCTAACATTCCCAAGTCGTAATCTTTCCCAACTTGTAAATAATATGGTTGCAGATTTCCTTCACGATAGGGCCAACCTTTGGTATCGCCAATTTCTTTGGTAATGATTCCTTTTTTAACGTTGAAATAACCTTGTTTAATTTCGTTGACTTCTTTCAGTTCGCCTTCCTCATTCAGGTCAAATGCTTCAATCAAAGTACGACCTTGAAAGCGGCTCATTAATACCAATCGAACGAAATCATCAAACCACGTACGCTCGAATAGATAAGACAATTCCTCATTCTCATTTCCTTTTTCGTCCACGATTTTAAAAGGCGAACGTTGACAGAATAAAATACGAGTGTCTATCACAGAGCTAAGGTGATTGTCTAATAAAAGATTATTGTACAATGAACTTAAATCAGCGAAGTTTGGCTCTTCACGATCAGTCGCTAACATAATTGCAGTTTGCCAATCTTTCAATGATTTTGACATCATATTTTCAGCCTCGTAATTGATTTGAGAACTTGTCGAAATTCCTCCACCTTTACTTACGGCTGCCACACGAAGTGCGCTTTCATCAGCACGACCAAGAAAATAACTTTCGGCTTTTTGATAAATATTTTTAAAGAATTCCATTAGATGTAAAAGTTTTCGTTACTTAAATTTCCACTCATAAACTGCCCAGGATCTGTGTTGTCTTGTGGTTTTGGCAAATCGTCCAAGGTCAATTTTCCAATCGCTATTTTCTCCAGCATTTCCTCTGCCCATTTCTTTTCGTTCTCGTAGTCTGTTGGTACTTTACGTGCGGCATTTCTGCGTACTGCATCGTAAATAATCAATTTGCTAAGAATACGCTTAATCAATTCATTTTGGATAGGAGTTTCAGTGTTGAAAATAGCTTCCACATCATAACGACTGGAAAGCATGGATTTAAAAACATCAATCCATTCAACTTCTAAGTTGTCAAGCATTTGTTCAAAATCAGTTGTGATTTCAGTTAACAGCTTATCGTAAATGTGTGTCTGTAAATATTCTTGTGATAAGTAAATCATATTCGTTCGTGATTTGGATTCATGCGACCTTGTAAAATATCTGTGCTTCGACCATAGTCGTAAGTTACATACGGTTCTAAATCTTCGATTCCACCTTGATGTGCATCAGGCCAATCGTCGTGGGTTTTGTAACCAGGTTCAATTCCTAACAACTGTGCAATTCCGACCTGTGCGTCTTGATGAGGTTTTAATTTTTCGTTGTAAAAAATTCGCCCATTTTGGTAATAAGGTTGAAGTTTTAAGATTCGGTCGTATTTATTTTGCTTCGGATTATTTACTTTAATAATATTTAAAGTTATTTTAAAAGCTTGTTCAACTTCCGAAATAGTACGTTCAACTTCATCATTCCAAAATTGCGCTTCAAATTTCCAATGCACGACAACAGTCTTAGGTAAATTCAGTTGATAATTCGCCATCCATTCTACCGCTTGGCGCATTTTACTTTGCTTGCAGTAGGTGTCGATTACCCAGAAATCTTTATCCTTTACACCTTGCACCACAACTGCATTATAATCGGCAGTTGCTGTACCTGCGTACGCAACATCCCAACGACCAATAATGATTTTAAATTGATTCAATTTCGGCATTGGTGCGTATTGAATTTGCTCTTCCTTGAAGATTTCACCTTCAATATGTGGTTTGTTGTTGTATTCGGAATAAGCAGCTAATTGACCGATATCTTCCTCAACTTCTTTGTAATACGTATTACTGTATTTTTCTGGCCATGCAGGTTCGTAAGTCACGGGATCGTAAGCATCGACCTGATACCATTTCCAGTTGGGATGTTTATCACGTAGAATCGTCATCATCATCACAGCAGCCGAACGGTTATTAACATGCACATAACGACGAATTACACCGTCCATAGTTGGGATTAGATCTCTTTCAATCCAACGGACCATCTCATTCATCCGCTTCGGATTCTTAAGTAAATCCTTCGTTTCACAATCATCGGCAACCAAATGCGTAGGACGTTGATTCTTTACACGCAAACCTCTCACAGATTGCCCCATACCTAATGCTTGACCAATAAAACCGCCTTTTGTTACAAAGAAACCTTCTTCCCAGTTTCCTGGATTATGTTGTATTCCAAAGTCGTGAATAATCTGTGGATTGGCTTCGAATTCAGCACGTAAATCTTCCAATAATTGCGAAGCTCTATCCGAATTATTACCAATAATTACTAAGTAAACTGGCTCTTCTCTGATCCAAAACCAAAACGGTAATAAAATATCATTTAAAACAGACTTCGCCATGGCGCGACCAAATACACACATCCCTTTGAAGGTTGGATTTTTAGCGACCATGTTCGCAAAATCAATATGAAAATAAGGTGTTGCAGCATCGGCAAAATGTGGAAAATAACGTTGTACGCAAAAAGCAAAATCTTTCTTGGCACGTTCAATTGCTGCTTTCGTTTCCTCTTTCGTTTCAAAAGGGTTACGAACGCCAGCCGAGCGTGCGAGGTCTAATTTCTTTTGATAGCGTTCAAGCGCCTTTTTATCCTTTATTCTCATTTAGAGGATTTTTAGTTGTGAATTGGTGCGTGATTTTATTCTTTGCGAAATCAAAAAATAAGTTGGCAATCCATACTTTCTTAGTTGCTGGCTTTCCTTTCTTTGTTATTGGCAAATCGAAAGCGTCGCCAACTTGATAACCTGTACCTTTGCGCAGAAGCATTGTACCGATTTCTAAATAGTATTGTTCTTTAGAAGCTTTCCCTTTGTAAAGGCTTCTTACGATGATGTAAAGTTCTTTGATCATAATCTGTTGGAAATAGTGTTGATGTGTTCTTCTTGAAAATCGATGGTTTTAAGGAATAATTCAGAGTTGTGCATTTGCAAATGATTGAAAATATCTTCCATCACTTCCAAGTACACAGATAATGAAATGCGATTTTCTTTGTCTACATTTTCGGCGCGTTTGTTCCATTTAGAAATTGAGTCATCAATTTGAACAGCTTGACGTTGCAAGTCCATTGCTAACTTTTGATCACCTTTTTCTTTCGCTTCTTCAATCTCTTTAAAAAGTTGTAGGCGTTGTTCTGCTAACTGATCTGTTACTTCGTTGATACGATCTAATCTATTTGACGTAGAATTCATTTTCGCATCGCGTAACTTTTTCCAGTTGCCTTTTTTTATCCAATTCCCAATGGTCTTTTCCGTTGCCAATCCTTTTTCGGCAATTTGCTTCGCCGACAAGCCTTGATTCACGAAATAGTCCTGTGCTATTTGTCTCTCTTTATCCTTTGCCATAGTACAAAGGTGCTATCTAATAGAGGCTTTCCGTGAATAGCCGTTACAAATTGTCTGTGAATTACGGATGAATTATCCGTTGTAACTACCTGATTTGTAACTGCTTTTTTTAATCCGCTTGATTCTGCCCCAACTTTGTTTTCGAAATCAGTCAAAACGAAAAAATTGAAACGTGAAAAAATAAATATAGTAGCCGCTGCTTCTCAACAATCAAAATTGGTTGTTGAAGCGTCATCAAGTGAAGGTTTAGCGACAATTCGCATTATTGATCGTATATCAGAATACAGCGATAATTCAGCAAACAGCATACGTGCATTAATCGATGGCTTTGTTTCTCGAGGGGTAAATAAGGCTACTATTTATATCAACTCGCGTGGTGGCTCTGTGTTCGAAGCATCGGAGATCATCAACGAGTTAAATAAGATTGAAGTACAGGAAATTGTGGTTGGAGCAATTGCGGCTTCGGCAGCAACTCGAATTTTAGTTGAATATCCTGGCAAAGTGAAAGCTTATGCAACTTCACAATTCATGATCCACAAGCCAATGATGGGTACTTACGGAAACGAGGACCAGATTGAAGGTGAATTGAAGATGTTGAAAAATTCGACGGTTGATTATCGTCAAGCGTATGCCAAGGCATTTAATATGACAGAAGATGAGATTGACGAGTTATGGAAATCTGATTATTGGATGAATGCAACTGAGGCAAAATCGAAAGGTCTGATTGCAGAAGTGATTCAGACTGATCAAGAAATTAAAGCAGAAGATGTGGCATTGTTAGAAGCGTGTGGCGCACCTGTTATTCCCGAAGTATCAAATTCGAAATCAAATTATATGGACAGAGATAAGTTAATTTCTAAGCTAGGCTTGTCGGCAGATGCGACAGATGAGCAAATCGAAGCGGCGTTAGATGCTGCACAAACAAAAGCCCAAACAGCAGATACTTTAGCTGCTGAGGCACAACAATCGAAAGAAACAATTGCCGAAGCATTAGTGAATGAAAATTTTGCGAAAAAGAAATTCACGGCTGATGCCAAAGCGCATTGGAAAGCTTTAGCGGTTGCAGACTACAACGGAACAAAAGCGGTGTTAGATGCAATGCCAGCGGTTGAGAAACCAAATCCTGGTGTAGATGCTAATGCTGGGAATGGTCAAGTTAACGCGCATAAAGATTGGACGTTGGATGATTATTTATCGAAAGATCCACAAGCGTACGAGCAGTTAAAAATCGACAATCCTGCAAGAGCAGAAGAGTTAGAGCGTCAATATTTTAATTCATAATTATTTCACATGAAATTCAAATTAAATAAATCAATTTTATTGTCAGCAATCATGTTGATTGCGGCATTCTCATCATTTGTTTTTGGAAAAGATACAGGTGTTATCATGGGTTCAATCGCAACGGTTGCATTGCCTGTTAAAAATCAGCTTGCTGAAAAAGAAATGATTAAACAGTTACGCCACGAGCATACGTGGGTTTCTGAGATTAGATCTAAACAGCAATGGGTAAATAACGATACAATCAAAATTCCTAAGCGTGGTGCTGCACCAGCTGTGTTAATTGATAATACCAATTATCCAATTGTATCTAACCGTCGTGAAGATAGCCATGTTGTTATTTCATTACACAAATTCGATACTGAAAATACTACAGTTACAGCTGACGAATTATATGCATTGCCTTACGAGAAGGTTTCTGATGTGCAAGAACAACATCGTGAGACTTTAGAAGATGTTACGTTAGAGTACGGATTATGGGGATTAGCGCCACAAGCTAATGACGAGTCTAAAAACTTATTCGTAATGGAAACTACTGGAGAAAACGATGGTACTGGTCGCAAGAAATTAACGACTAAAGACTTACGTAAGCTTCAGGAGAAAATGAATAAGAAAGGTATCAATAAAAATGGTCGTGTCTTATTATTATGTGACGAGCATGTATCTGACTTGTTAGAGGAAGATCGTAAGTTCTACACACAATACCATAACCATACAGAGGGTGCGATTTCTAAGAAGTATTACGGCTTCATCATCTACGAAGAGTCTAAAACTCCTGAGTATAACGATACAACTTTAGCGAAGTTGGCTTATGGTTCGCAAACGACAGGACGCAAATCGTCTGTCGTTTTCCACAAAGGAACAACAGCGAAAGCAGTAGGTTCAGTAGAACGTTTTGCACGTTCGGCTGCTGAAAATCCAGAACGTAGAGAAAACACAATTGGTTTCCGAGTTTGGCATATTATCGTGACTTACGGTGTTGAAGGTTCGGCTGCAATTATATCTGGAAAAGTATCAGGATAATCTTCATTTTTTTAATATTAATTCTTTAAAAAAGCTCATTTAGCTTCGAGCGGTGAGCTTTTTTTTAACAACGAAAATTCATGCAAAAAAAATATTCAAAATCAGAATTAGAGAAACAAGCTAATGTTTATTTCTCTGAAAATGAAGATGTGGCTAAAGTGTTTTGCACTACGGATGGTCAAATCTTTTTAGAAGAAAATCGTGCTGATTTACATGCGAAATCAGAGGAGAAAATGGCAGTGTTTGCTTTTCAGAATCCTCGCGCTAATGAGGAAGTTGTAGAAGCTGAAACTGAAATCTCATTAAAAGAATCTGCAGGATACTTAATTGGAGCTTTTCAACTAGTAACTGATGTGGAGCTGTTAAAGAAATTCTTAGCTGAAGAGCAAGAAGGAAAAAAACGTAAAACAGTTCTTGAAGTTCTTGAATCTCGAATCGCTGAATTGGCAACAGAAGGAATAGAAGGAACAGAAGATGTTGAAGGTTCAGAAGACGAAGGTGCTGAAGAAGGTAAGGACGAAACTAAATAATAGATCTAATGGCACAGACTACAGGTGTAAATATTAATCGTTTAGAAGGTGGTTTAGGTCGTAGAGCAGATTCTACAGACAACTACTTTGCTCTTGTGATGGCTATGCCATTGGAAGATTTAAACTTAACAGCTAATACTGCAACTAAATTACTACAAGTAGAAGATGCAATAGCGTTAGGTATTGATGCGTCTTACGATGCGAATGAGAAAGTGTTGGCTTACCATCACATCTCGGAAGTATTTCGATTAGATCCGTCAGCAACTTTATTTTTAATCGGTGTGGAGCGTCCAGTGACTGAGGAGTCAACTCCGTTTTATGTCAAAGATTGTATTGCAACAGTGTTGCCTACGATTAGAGCAAATAAAGAAATCAAAGGTTTTGGATTTGCTGGATTTGATGATACAGTAACAACTTTAGGAACTGACATCGAAACGATACAAGCTAATTTGGCAGATGCATTATTTGCAGAATCTCGCTATGTTGATTTTATCTTATTAGAAGGTAAATCGCCAACAGCAATTAATCCAACAACAGCAGTTGATTTCCGTGCTAAAAATGCAAAGCAATGTTCTGTGGTAATTGCACAGGATAAGTTTATTGCAGATCAAGACGTAGCTTATAAAAATTACGCAGCAATTGGTTCAGCTTTAGGGATGCTTTCAGTTCGTAGAATCAACGAGAATTTAGGTTCTGTCGATGTGGTTTCAAAACCAAACTATGCCAAAGGGCAAATGGATTATCCATTAACAAATGCTTTCAAAAATCTTTGGTTAACGTCTTACATGTCTGATGGTGTATTGACTGAAACATTATCAAAAGTATCTTTAGATACCTTAGATAGTAAAGGTTACATCTATGCTGTGACTTATGAAGGTTATAGCGGTGTATATTTTTCAAGTTCACCAACGGCAATCGAGCGTCAATCTGATTATGCGTTCATCGAAAATAATCGTGTGTGGAACAAAGCGGCTCGCATTATTCGCAACACGTTAATTCCTCGTATCAAATCTACATTTAAAAAAGATCCTGTAACTGGTTATGTAAAGCAATCAACTGTGGCTTATTGGACATCATTAGTAAATGCAGCTTTAGAGCAGATGATGAAAGCTGACGAAATCAGTGGGTATGATTTCTACATCAATCCAAAACAGTATGTAGATGATCAAAATCCGATTGTGGCTAAAGCACAAATCGTGATGGACGGAATTGTTCACGAGTTTGACATCGACTTAGGTTTAACGAATCAATTAGGATAAAATGGCAGATACTATAATTAACAAGTTCGGTAAGATGCAAGGATGGAACGCAATCACGTTCAATATCCTTGGTCGTGATGTTGAGGGGATCACATCATTTAGCTACACGGATGCCGAAGAAAAAGAAAACGTGTACGGTGCTGGTAAATATCCAATTGGGCGTGGTAGTGGAAACTACACGGCAGAGGTGTCGGCAACATTTTATAAAGAGGAATACGATGCGATTCAAGCAGTGTTACCTACAGGAAAAAGAATTCAAGATATCGAGCCTTTTGATGTAATCGTCATGTACGAAGATCAAAGTGGTGCGATTAAAAAAGATATCGTGCGCAATGTGGAGTTTACAGGACGTGGAGTGGAAGCTTCGCAGAATGATAAAACTTTGGCTTACGAAGCAGAGTTGGTGTGTTCGCACATCGACTGGAATGTTGTCATTTAGTGTTTTTTAGGTTTAGTTGAAAGGGTGTTTAAACACTGTTTAAATGCCCTTTTTATAACCTTTAAATAAGTGTCCCGTTGTTCATTGCTTCAACGCTGCACTATAAAATAATTATTAGGGAATTAGCTCAGTGGTTAGAGCGTTTGCCTTGTTGGTAAAAGGTCATCGGTTCGACTCCGATATTCTCCACAAATTTTAAAAACCTAAAAATAATGTCATACGATTTACAAGCGTTAAAAGCGCAACACGGAAATAAGTTGAGCGAATTAAAATTTACAACTTCAGAAGATCAAGAGTTAACATTTGTTTTAAAAAAACCAACGCGTTCAGTTATTGAGGCGATTGCGTTACTTAAAAGTGACAGTTCTAAAACGTCCAAAGCTTCTAAAATTATGTTGGCAAATTGTGTTGTTGCTGGCCCAATGGAAGAGTTGGAAGATGGCGAAGTTTATGCAACAGTTCTTGAGGTTGTAGGTAAATTATTTACCAAAGCTTCTTTCGAAGTAAAAAAGCTTTAACCTCGTCGGTTCTTAACCCAAAAGACGAGGAAGATGATCCGCAATGGATGCAAAAAGTCTCCGCAATTATTCGTGTAGAATTAGGAATTAATCCTGATACATTATCGGATGAAGAGTGGGCAAAATATTTCAATGAGTGGGTTTACACTCAACAAATCAAATCAAAATTAGAAGCTGAGGTGATGGAAACCGCAGTTTTAAAAGCATTAGCAAAAGCCTTCGGTAAAAATGAGTAATACATCAACAAAATGGATAATCGAATTAATTGACAAAATTACGTCGCCTGCTAAGAAGGTGACGGAATCGGTTGATGAAATTACTCAGGCAGTTGAGGAAGTAACAGAGGCGGTGCATTTTAACGAAAAAGAAACCAAAGAAGCCTTAGTTAATTCCAAGAAGTATTACGATGAGTTAGCTAATAAAGTAAAGGAAGCCGAAAAAGAAGTTGCTGAATTAGGTCGTGAAGCTAAGAAAGCTGCGCCAGGTGAAGCAGGCGAAAAAATAAAGCAAGAATTTGAACAAGCTAAGCAAAAGGTAGAGCGTTTGCGTGAAGCCTTGCAAGGTGCCGAAGATGATATTGAACATTTAACGGAACGTTCGAAGCAATTTGCAGAATCACAAGAGAATTGGTCAACTGTTTCAACAGGTATTAATCAGACGATTGATATGATTGATCGTTTGTCAAACTCGCTTCAATTTTCAAATGATATCGTTTCGCTTCGTGCTGAAATTCAACGATTGACAGATGCATCGGGAAAAGAACTTGATGCGTTAACTTCTAAGGCTTATAAATATGGGAAGATTTTCCAAGAAGAACCTTACAAGATAGCGCAGTCAGTTAATGCGATGACCAAAGCGAATGGAGGTTCTTATGAAGAGAACTTCGCTTTGATTGAAAAAGGATTTGAAAAAGGAGCTGATGCAAATAAGGATATGTTGGATCAGTTGCGCGAATATCCAAGTTTCTTTCACGAGTTAGGTTTATCCAATGCTGAAGCTATTGCGGTAATGGCAAAAGCTGGAAAGTCTGGAATATTTTCTGACAAAGCAATGGACTCTTTAAAAGAGGCTCAAATGTCGGTTACTGAAATGACGAAAGCGCAGATTGACGCAATCAATGCAGTTAATTTAAAAGTTTCAGATTTCGAAGGTAAAAGTGCGTTTGATGCAATTCGTATGGTTTCAGATGCAATGAAAGGTTCATCGGCGCAAGCGAAGCAACAAGTTTTAGCCGATATTTTCAAAGGTGCAGGTGAAGACGCTTCACGTGCATGGGTTGAAGGTTATGCATCAATTGATTTAGATCTTGACAAAATTAAATCAGTTGAAACTGCCAACAAAGGATTAAAATCTTTCATAGCTGATGTGCAAATGTCTATTGCAAATGTGATAGGTGGTGCTGGCGAATATGTGCAAGTTATTGGTCAAGTTGGACAAGGTGCTTTAGGTTTAGTTGGAGTTTACAACACGTTAAACGGAATTTTAGCAGCTAATCGTGCGGCAATGGCGTTAACTGCTGTAAGTACAACAGGTGTTGCAGCAGCACAAGGCGCGGCAACCGTTTCGGCTTTTTCATTATCAGGTGCCATTAGAGCAATTGGTGTATCAATCATGAGTATTCCAGTAATCGGTTGGATTTTGGCATTAGTTGCAGCACTTACTGCATTATTTGCTTACTTCTGGAATACTTCCGAAGAGTTCCGTGGATTCTTTTACGGTGTTTGGGAAGTGATCAAATTAGTCTTCACAAAAATTGTTGCCTTCATTCGTCCAATCCTTCAATTTATTTGGGTAATCATCAAAACGGTAGTTTCTAATATTTGGAATTTCTGGTCGATGACTTTCGGTTATATCTATGATAAAGTGGTCCAAGTGTTTACTGGTGTTTACAATGTAATATCAACTATCATTACATCGGTGTATAACTTTATTAAAGGGGCTTTAAACAGTATTTTAAACATCTTTAAAAATATTTTCGGAGGTCTTTACAATTGGATTGCACAGATTTTCGATGCGATTTACAACCGAATAAAAGTAGTCTTGGATAAGATTACTGGAGCTGTTAAAATCGTAAAATTGTTATGGAATGATTTCAAAGGTGAAGCTAGTGATGCGTATGCGAAAGGGCAAGCGAAAGCGAAAGATTCTAAAAAAGAATCAAGTACGACACCATCTATCAACGACTTTACAACAGGCAAAACGCCAACTTTATCTTACTACAATGACGGTAGTGAAGATCCAAAATCTAAAAAGAAAGGTAATAAAGCTGGCGACAAGGAAGGAAATATGAGTATTTCTGGAAGTAAAGGTTCTACATCTATCACGATGACGATTAACAACTACTTTAATTCGAAAGGAAATACGGATGTAAGATATTTAGCTGAAGCAGTTGCTTCAAAAATTGGCGATCGTTTAGAAGATGCCGTAATATCAATAGGATAATGAGTTACAAGTTACCATCAATATTTAGAACTGCATTCGGAATCAACGCACCAATCTATGTGGCAGATGTGTATTCTAATCAGCAATCGCCTGCATTAAATTATTCAGATGTAAAGTTTGTTGATGATCAGCAATCACGCGAGTTAAGTTGGTTGGGAACTCCAATTATGTTTCCTATCAAAATTCACGGAGGTTCTTATCAATTTTATAATCCGAAAGGTGAATTGATTTCTGAAACAATAGCAGATTTTCAAATGCCAGCGTCTTCGTTGGTCGATTTTTCGAGAGCAAAAAATATTACGCGTACTGATGTTCTTGGGAACAATGGAACCGTAAAAGAAATATATGGATTTGACGATTGGTCAATCCGAATTCGTGGCCTGTGTTTAAACGAACCAGGAGTGCGAACTGCTGAGGAGCAAAAACAAGCCTTGTTACGAATTGAACAAATTGCAGGTGCAGTGGATGTGTTGGGAAGTTTATTTACAGAGAAAAATATTCATGCAATAACAATCGAATCAATCGATTTTCAGCAAGTGCAAGGAAAGCCAGATGTGATACCGTTCGAAATCCGAGCAATTTCAGACGAGCCTTTATTACTAACCTTAGATGAGTTTGAATAATGACGTTGGCAATGTGTGCGCGAATTACGTTTTCGCGAGAAGGAAGAAAAGATATTGTTATTCTGAAACCTTCGGAAGTTGAGATCGAGACAAGTTGGAAAATCTTAACCGATACCGCAATTATTCGATTGCCACGTAACGTGAAGTACTTTGATAAGTTCAAGGTGCGAGAAGTGTTTAAACGTGGTGACGGAGTTAAGATTGAGTTAGGTTATGATGGTGTTTTAACAACTGAGTTTACTGGTTACATTACCGAAGTTTCAGCTTCAATTCCGATTGAAATCAAATGCCAAGATGAGATGTTTAAGGTGAAACAAATCCCTGTTAATTTTTCGGCAAAATCAATTCAGTTAGGAAAGTTGTTGAAGCAAATTATACCAGGATATCAAATCGATGCAATGGTAGGTTTGGAACTTGGAACCGTACGCTTTTCAAAGACAACCGTTGGTGAAGTGTTAGATAAGTTGAATTCAGAATTAAAGATTTATACCTATATCGAACCTAATACCAAAACTATAGTATCAGGCAAAATATACGCAGATAATTCAGATCAAAATATTGTCAATTTCAATTTAGAACGCAATGCGGTTAGTAACGATTTACAATATCGCAATCGTGAGGATATCACGGTTAAAGTAAATGGAAGTTGTATTTCTAAAGGTGTAAAAATCGAATACAGTTATGGAGATAACAATGCGGATAAAAATATTGAATGGCAATTTAGTGTTCGTACTAAACCTGAATTAGAAATACAAGTAAAACGATTTTACGAAGCAAATAAACGTGATGGTTTTGATGGATCATTTACCGCTTTCGGAATTCCGAGAGTTCAACATGGTTGGAAGGTGAATTTAAAATCATACATCTACCCAGATCGTGACGGAATTTATTACGTAGAATCTGTGACCAAAACATTTAAGAAGGCTGAATATCGTCAGCAAATCAAATTAGGCAATCGCTATGGACAGAACGCAACACGATAGACTTTATAATTTGCTGAAAGAGCAATCGAAAAAGCAAATTCCCATTCAGACCGCTTGGGGAATCGTGAAGCAAGTGAACTGGGAAGAAAAGACTGCAACGGTTGTCGGTGTGGTAGATGGTTTGGAATACTACGATGTCGCGTTGGGAATTGGTCATAAAATTTTAAAACCAAAACTTAATACGAAATGTATTATTGGTGCAATTGGTAATCAAGAAGTAGATGCTTTTATGATGGATTGCGATGAGGTTGACGAAATCATTTTCACGGCTGATGATGCCGAAATTAAAGTGACAAAAGACGGATTAATCCTTCAACACGAAAATGAATCTTTAAAAGAAATTTTAAAGGAATTGTTGGAGGAATTGAATGGAGCAATTATTAAGACACCTTCGGGGCCAGGTAAGTTTGCTGAGACAAGTAAGTTGAAGTTTACCAACTTAAAAGACAAAGTTTTAAAACTGTTTAAATAGTGTTTAAATGCCATTAAATCAAGCACAATTAATTACACGAATCATTGCCATTCAAGACGAAATGGTGCAAGCTGAGGATTACGAGGCAACAAAAGAAATTTATGCTGCACGATTAACTGCTGCATTTTATGAATTTCTGATGAGTGGCACTTTAGTGATAACAGGTACGTCGTCGGCAGGGCCAATTACAGGAACAGCAACATTTGAAGGATAATGGAAGATATAGTATTAGACAATAACGATGATTTGACTTTTTTAAGTGGCGACTTTCAATTGGGTGAAAGTACACTTCAAGAAGTAGGTATCATCTTACGATTGACACAAGGAAATTTAAAAGAGTTTCCAACGCTAGGTCCTAATCTCTTCCAGTTACTCAATAGTAATGCATCGCAAGAAGAGGTCACACAACGAGTAATGATACACCTCGCAAAGGACAACAAAAACTATAATGAAATGAAGAGCCTTATAGAAATAAACATGAAGAAATTATGAAAGAATTTTTTGCGCCTTATATATCAGAATTATTAACAGGTGTTGTAGCTGCGATTATCGCTTGGGTGTCTAAATCCAAAGTAACAAGAAAAGTTGAGGACGCTGAGTTAACAAAACATATTCAGGCGATTTATAAGGATATGATTGCTGATACTGATCGTTTAATTGACCAGAATACAAAGGAAATATCTGAATTGAAATTAAAATTAGTAGAAAAAGATTTGTATTGGGAGAAAAAAATCCAAGAAGTAGAATCGAAGTGGTCAAATAAATACAATGGTTTACAGCGTGAAAATAATACGTTGAAAAAGCGAATTTCTGAATTAGAAAAACATCCATAATGACAATAACAATCCTACATAATCAAAGTCTTTTAGACATCTCTATTCGTCTATTTGGGACTGCCATTGGTGTTCTACCATTGGCTATTGAAAATAACATTTCAATGACAGATGATTTGGAGGTTGGAAAGGTTTTAAAAGTTCCTGAAGGTTCTGATTTTGGACAAAAGTTGGTGGCCGATTATTTCCAAAATAGAAATATCAATCCAGCAACTGCAATTGATAAAATTCGACTTACAGAAGAGTTTGTAGATAGCAATGGAGGAATTGAATATTGGGGAATTGAAATCGATTTTGAAGTAAAGTAATATGAGCGTAGAACAATATCAAAATACAATGATAGCAGCGAAAGAAAGAAATGCTGCATTAAGTGGATTAACTTCTACTTCTAAAACTTCTATTTGGCGTTTAATGTTCTATTGCGTGGCATTTGCTATCGAGCAATTGGCGCAATTATTCTCCCAACATCGTAAGGAAATCGATGAGAAAATTGCAAAACAGAAAACACATCGTTTGGCTTGGATTCAGCAAATGTATTTGAATTTTCAGTATGGTTTTGATTTGATACCTGAAACGGATCAGTTCGATAACTCAGATGCAACTGAGGATCAAATTTCTGAATCGAAAATAATAAAATATTGTGCCGTAAACGAATCCGATACACAGCGAGAAGTTATCATTAAGATAGCTACAGAAGTTGATGAGGAATTATCTCCATTACCTCAAGAAGTGATGGAAACAATTGATCGTTATACCTCAGAGATTAAAGGTACTGGTGTACCGTATCGAATTATCAATTATGTGCCTGATTTATTACGTTTAAAAATTCGAGTATTCCGAGATCCATTATTGATTGATGAGCAAGGAAGGCATAGACGAAATGCCAACTTTCCTGTAGAAGATGCTTTGAAAGAATTTATGAAAGAATTGCCTTTTGATGGAGCTCTACAAATTCAAGACTTATCTAATAAGTTAGAAAGTGTTACAGGTGTTGAGTTGGTATCGGTTGATTTGGTTCAATCATGCTGGGTAAATCCTGCTACTTCAGGCTATGGCGATTGGCGTTCAGTTGATGTGAGAAAAGTGCCTGAGAGTGGCTATTTCAAGATTGAGAACTTTAACGGAATTACTTATGAAGTATTACAATCTTAATTTCAATAAGCTTGTTCAGTTGCTTTTGCCGACGTTTCTACGCAAATCAAAAATCATAGCTTTTCTACAATCAGCAATTGCTCCAGTTGTACATATTCATGATGAATTTAATCAACTCCGATTAGATGATCATTATAAGTTAGATCATACTTGGCAAAAGTGCTACATGGAAGCGGCTTTGAATGATATGTTTGATTTGGATGAGCGTAAAATCAGAATTATTGAAGGAGATCGATATGAGCGTAATTACATCTATACGCACGCAGAACAAAAGCCTAAGTATTTAGGGACTTTATTTCTTAGACGAGCTGAGGATTACTCCGATACAGGTTATGACTTTACAGTCGATATGGCTAATGTAACGGCAAATCAATACGATGTGGTGGCATTGGTCAATTTTTACAAGTTAGAAGGCACACGTTTCAATATTATCAATCTTAGAATAATTCAAAAGTTAACATTAACAGATACATTATGAATCATATAGATATACAACAGGCAGGAGGTTTCCCGATGGAAACTAATACGTTGGATGCAATGCAAAAATCGTATGAAGTCTTCAATGTTTTTGGTGGTACAATTGCATCGTTAGCAATTGTTTCTGGTTGCGTAATTACAGGTAATCAAGTATCAAATGGCTATGTCAACATTGATAATATTTTATACGAATTTCGAGGAGGACAAGCTTCTCAATATGTGATTATTCAGCAAGAAGAGGAGTCAAGAAATTTTGAAAGTGGTGAAACTAAAATAGTTTATATCAAACGATGGGCAACATTCGGAGAATCTTCTAGTCCTGAAAATAATTATCCTTGGGCAGATTTTCATCGTTCAATAACCAATAAAGAGTTGTCTAAACGTGCAAATCATGTAGGTTTTATTCAAGATTATTACGGTCCATTGGATAATATTCCAACAGGTTGGTTTTTGTGCGATGGATCAAACGGAACACCTGATTTAAGAGGCCGTTTTGTGGTTGGATATAAAGGGAATGATGCTGATTACAACGAGCTTGGAAAAGTTGGTGGAGCAAAAGAAGTTGCTTTAACGGCTAATCAGAACGGAAGGCATACGCATGGTGGTTCAGTATCAATTCCAGATCATACACACACGTATCTCAAAGCAATTAAGGCTCGCGGTTATCGTACTCAGGCCGATGATAATCCTTTTGGAAACCACGAGTCTGCACAAACATCTTCAGCAGGTGGTGGGACGTTTACCGTATCAGTTGGCGAGTCGGGCGCCGGTGAAGCGCACGAGAATAGACCACCATATTATGTGCTAGCAAAAATAATGTATAAAGGATAGTTATGGCATTAGAACCACAACAAGATCAGTTAAGAATTACTGATAAAAATAGTTTGAAGCAATGGTTTAAACGAGGTTTAAAACCATTAGAGGCACATTTTTGGGCGTGGCTAGATTCTTTTTGGCACAAGAATGATTTAATTCCTATTACATCCGTTCAAAATTTGCGAAAAACATTAGATTCAAAGTCTAATGTAGAACATATTCATGTTCAATATACAACACCAGCTATTGTTCAGTCGATGATTGATAATCAAATTACGTCAATCTATCGATTAATGTCTCCAGTTGCTACCTATGCAGATTTACCAATGGATGGAAATCTTAACGGAGATGTTCGAAATGTCTCAGATACAGGTATGAATTACGTTTGGGATGGAACCGAATGGGATGCGTTGGGAGGTTTGTTGGATTTGACTAATTACGTTACTCAAATCCAATTTACAACTGCATTATCTGATATGGCAACCCAAACGTGGGTGAATCAACAGCTTGCTAACGTTTCTATTGATTTATCTAATTACTACACCGCTGAGGAAGTGAGAGGTAAATTGATTCCGTATGCTACTCAAGAATGGGTAAATCAACAAATAGCCAATAGTTCAGGTGGTGGCGGTGGTGGTATGGATTTGTCATTATATGCCTTAAAAAATGCGACAGGATTAAGCTCCGAGCATATAGCTGCATGGCGTACACAGTTAGGAGTTACTGAAGGTGGAGGAACTGTTGAAGACATTGTGTCTGATTATAACATTGGTTCTGTAAAAGTTGGCGATTTAATACCTGCTGGTACAACTACACAAGGGTTGGCGTCTGTATTATTTACAGGAACTTTTACTCCAGATTTAATTGCTCCAAGTTTATCATTGTCTCATAATGCAGGTAGTGTTAGAGAGATTGGTGAGAGTGTTCAAATTATTTTGACTGCTAATTTTAACCGTGGTGATATTAGAGGAGCTGTTGTTAATGGTGTTTGGAGTGTGAATGCCTCTCAAGGCGCACGTGCTGGTGTTGCAATTAGTTATGAATTTAATGGTCTTGTAAATGGAGTTAACACGTCTAAAACAATTACCCATGTTGTAGCATCAGGTAATAATAATTTCTCTGCTAAAGTAAATTATGCAGCATCTACTGTGCAACCAAAAAATAATAAAGGTGAGAATTTTAGTTCACCATTAGCGGCTGGTAGTTTAACTGCTTCAGTTAGTTTTCTAGGCCGCTACCAAACATTCTTTGGTAATAGTAATGGCTCGACACCTGCAAGATCTCTTCCACAAAAGGCATGGGCAAATGTTAACACAATGGACTTAACTGCCACGATGGGTATCAATTACTATGATATTTATGTTGTTGCAACCAAACAATTAGTTTCAGTTGTGGATGTAGAAATTGGTAATGTTGACATTACGAATGCCTATACAGATAAAGGATTAGTAACAGTTAATGATGCTGGAGGAAATGCAGTTTCGTACAGAAAGTATCAGCTATATAATGCACAACCTTACAGCGATAAAAATCATACGCATAAAATAACATTAAAAGACTTATAACATGGCTACAGAGATAAAATATGGTGCACCTTTCCCTTTTGGTATAGATTGTACAAATCCTATATATGATATTGACCCAAATAAAGGTCCTTATGAATCTGAGGCTGATGCTATGGCTGTATTTCCAGTTGCATTACGAGAAGTTGGACGTGCAATTGGAATTTATACAGACGCAACAAAAAAGGCTGTAAAAGTTTATAACTGGGAAAAGAATGCTAGTGATGCTTGGGTTTTAAAACCACAAGCGGGTGAATATGAATTAACTTATGCTAAACTTATAGCTGCTTTAGGTTATACGCCAATGGCAACTACTCATGCTGCAAATGGAGTTACAACAACTTTAATTGGTGATTGGAATACTGCTTTTACAAACAACCATACGCATAGTAATAAGACTGTGTTAGACGCAACAACAGCATCTTATACGACAGCAGATAAAGCAAAGTTAGATAGTTTAGTAAACTATGAATTAACTTCTGCTAAGGTTATTTCTGCACTTGGTTATACACCAATAGCGAATACACATGCAGCTAATGGGGTTACAACTGCTTTAATTACTAATTGGAATACTGCATTTACTAATAACCATACACATGGTAACAAATCAACCTTAGATACAATCACTGCTCAAAGGATGTTGGGATGGGACGCTAAGATGGATAAAGTTACTGAAAACGGAAATATCGTCAGAGTTCTAGGTTTAGACGCTGAGAATAATGCGAAAAATGCTGAAGTTGTTGATATTATTGGTATATGGGATTCGAATACTGCTCCAACAGAACAACAACTTATAGAAAGCTTTCCTGATGCATTGTTTGTGTATGCCGTAGCAATAACACCTAGAGTGATGTATTTGAAAGCTGGTGTAGAATGGAAGAAAGTTAACTTAACTGACATATAATGGATATAGTAAAGTTTTTCGGAAACATAGGAAGGTCAGGTCAAATTTTATGGAAGTACCCTGATTTATCTACAATACACTTAGAAGTTTCAGGGACAAGTTTCCCTGATTTACAAGTACAATCAGCTGGGACATCTAATGCTACTAATGTTATCTTCGAGGTTATATCTAGTAATTCTAATAATGAGATGTATATTGATTTTTCAGACGGTACAGGTATACATACGTATCAACCAAATGCATCAGGTGTATTTAAATATGAAGCTACACCATTACACTATTTTCAAGATGTCCCAGCTGAATATAAGGATACTTATAATGTAGATTATCTTATTAAGAGAACAATAAAGATAAGTTTTAAATACCCTTCTAGTACCACTTACATGAAACTAGACTACGTAGGTTTCTATGGAGATTTCCCTAGATCATTAGGAGCATACAATTTTACGAATGGTATATATATTAGGAGTGCTGATACTCTTAGAAGATGGGAAACTTTCCCAACAGCACTAAGAGGTCTTAGAAGTAACTCGTTTATATTGTATGGTTGTTTCTTAGAAAGATTTACAACTATACCTTTATGGTTGATTAATTCAGAACTTAAATCACTTACTCTTGCTTCAGTATTTGATGGTTCTGCTGTAAACACAGTAAATGGTATGGATAGGATACATAATATCAAAGGTTTAGAAACTATTAATATGGTAAGTTCTAGTTTAGGAAATAATTCTTTCGCTAACAATCTAAAAGATATACCAACTTTGAGAAATGTGTTCTTCCAATACAATACATTTACAACAGTTCCTGACGCTATATATAATGCGTTACAGTTAATATATATAACTTTAGGTAGCTCATCCCTTACGAGTTGGGGAACAGGATTCAAAGCAGGTACACAAATTAACAGATTAGGGTATGGACCTTCAAACAATGCTTCATTCCCTACAACTGTTCCTACAGGAGTAGTTAACTGTATTCTATTAAAGATAGTTGAGTTAACAGGTACGTACAGAACTCAATCTAGAGTAGATGCTCACGTAGGAGCGTGGTACGATTTTGTAGTGGCTAATGCTTCTACATCAGCAGGGAATACTCAGTTTAGACAAATGTCTATAACTATGGGTTATACGAACTCTACTGCTACAGGAATAAACACTAGACCTTCAGGAGTATATCAAGATAGTAGTACACCTACTACAGCCATGGAAAAGATTTATAAATTGGTTAATGTATACGGACATACATGGACAATAGTTAATACAGCAGGTACTGGTAATCAAATTTTTACACCATAATTACAATGAGATACATAATAACAATCGCTTTTAATCGAATCACTTCAATTAATCAAGCAGAGTCCGATTTAACAATAGAACAAGGCGAAAGTTCAACTGTAAAAGTAGGTACTTACGAGAATTTAGTTCAAGAACTTTCTGATGTTGTTGAAAATATTGAATTTTTAACCCAAACTCACGAGCAAAATTTATTATAATATGTTAAAAAAATTAGGGAACTTCTACATGAAGTATTACGCTACTACAGGGATAGTAAGTAGTGTTTTGGCTACTAAGCTAATAGGTGGTGGTTTATTATTTATGCTAATCCTGTCATTGATGGGAGAGCATAACGCAAGAAATATAGCATTGTCTGTATTCTTGGCAAATATAACAATTACACTTATTGCAATTGGAATTAATAAAGCATTTCCGAAGGTTTATAATAAACCAGAGAAAGCGGTAATTATTGCTATGCTTGCACCTCTAGGAGTGTTAGGTTTTATATTCGGTAAAGATGATGGAGTGGCTAAATAGATACGTAGACAAAATTGCTCACGAAAGCCTGAGTAATTTGATTTGTTGGATCATCTTTATTCCAAGCTTTTTCATTATTCAATTTTGGTCAATCCTTCCAGCTATAATTATCTCATTCATAGTTGGGTTAAAAAAGGAAAAGAAAGATCTAAAATTTGATCAAAAAGATATGCTAGCAAATGGAATTGGTATTTTGCGTTTTTGCATTCAAATAGGCGTGGTAAGCTTACTATTCAGTAGGTTTTAAAATTCATTTAAACAGTATTTAAAAATCAATTAAAGGTTGTGTAAAACTACACGATCAGGATAAACTCATTTTAAAAATTATGGCAAGAAATATCAAATACATTGTAATTCATTGCACGGCTGGTCCGCAAGATCAAACAACTGCTGCAATTAAAAATTGGTGGAAAACTGGCTTAGGTTGGAAATCTCCAGGATATCATTTATTAATTTCTGCTGATGGAAGTTATGAGCGTCTAGCTAAGGATGAAGAAATCTGTAATGGTGTAGCAGGTCAAAATAAGCATTCAATTCATATCTCTTATAAAGGTGGTGTTGATGCTAAGGGTAAAGCATTAGATAATCGTACAGATGCGCAAAAAAAGACTTTAATTACATTGATTAAAACAATGAAATCGAAATATCCAAATGCTCGTGTAGTAGGCCATAGAGATTTTCAGGGCGTTAAAAAGGATTGTCCGTCATTTAATGCGATAAAAGAGTATGCAGGTCTTTAAGTTGTTAATGGTAGCGACATTGATGTCGTTACCATTTAGTTGTGCTACCAAGCGCAAAGTAAAGGAAGTGGAACGTATTGAAATTAAAACCGAAAATCAAATCCGAAATGATTCTTCTGCAGATATAAAAATAGAGCGTTCATCGCATGACTTTTTAAGTAACTATTCATCCAATGAAAGTTTGCTTTCAAAGCTTGGATTAGTATTTAACGGTAAATCTAATGAAGATAAAGGCTCGTTTTCTATTCATGAAACTGATAAAGGGTTGCAGGTTGATATACAAGGAGCCTTGCAAATGGCTTTAGATAAAACCCATTCAAAGGATGAAACCTTTACAAAAGCTGAAGCAATTAAATTGTTTGATAGTATTATAAAGGCTAATCTTCAGCAAAATAAAACGGAACGATCCGAGCAGTTATTGGATAGCTTCAAAAGTGATACAACCAAAGAAAAAACAGATATAAGCTTTTGGATATATGCAGTTATAGGATCAGTCCTCGTTGTTGGGACAGCAATTTATGTTGCAATTAAACAACTAAAAGGAGGTAAATAAAGTCCTCCAACAAATTAAAATACTTCCTACGGTAATTTTAAAATAGCACAAAGCCCACAGTTGGAGGACAGAAATGTCTTCTAGTTGTGGGTTTTTTGCGTTCATTACCGTAGGAGCAACAAATATAAATAATATATAAATAAAACAAATGAAAAATTACACACAAAGTCCTTTACCATTTCAAGGGCAAAAAAGAAAATTCTTAAAATCTGTAAAATAAGTGATTCACAATTATCCTGATCAAATGATTTATGTTGACTTGTTTGGGGGTTCAGGAATCTTAAGCCATACGGTAAAACAACTAAAACCAAATTCTAAGGTAATTTATAATGATTATGACAATTTTAATCATCGAATAGCTGCAGTTGCTAATACTAATGAATTATTGAATAAAATAAGAATTATAACTAATGATTTGCCTAAGGATAAGCTAATTCCAGAGGTTTATAAAAATGAGATTTTAAAAATTATTAAAGATGAGGAAACAAAGGTTGGATTTGTGGATTATATCACTTTATCCAGTTCATTATTATTTAGTGCAAAGTATGTTACTTGTTATGATGAGTTAGAAAAACAAACATTCTATAACAATGTAAGACAGAGCAATTATACCACTGAAGGGTATTTGTATGGTATTGAAGTAGTTTCAAAGGATTATAAAATATTATTCGAGCAATACAAAGGTTTTGATAATGTTGTATTCTTGGTAGATCCACCTTATTTAAGTACTGATTGTTCAACCTATTCAAGTAATAACTACTGGAAATTGAAGGATTATTTAAACGTGTTGGATGTTTTAGTAGGAACGAACTATTTGTATTTCACGTCGAATAAAAGCCAAATCGTGGAATTATGCGAATGGATGGAGACACGAACTTCTCAGGGAGATGTAAATCCATTTAAAGGAGCTACAACTGTAAGTATAAATACAACATTAAATCATTCAGCTAAATACACTGATATGATGTTGTATAAGTTTAAATTGTAAAATCCCAATTACTATATAAAGGTAGTGATTATTAGCGGGTTTACAAAAAATTTACACTTCAAAATGCATATATTTTATGTATTATTGTGTTAAAATTAATGATATGGAATTGAAACGTTATGATTTTAAAATTTTTTGGGAATACGAGTTGAGTGATTATTGGAATTTGAATGATCATCCATTGTATATTAAATTAATTAGTAAGCGTGAAGCACCATATTTTAAGATAAGTGAACAGGATTTTGAAGGATCTACAAAAATAACAAGCTTAACTGCTTTTGTAAGGTATTACTCAGCCTTTGATTGGTTATTGGTTTCTAAAACAAAAACTGAAAAAGTCATTAAATTAACTCAGTCTATGATTAATATACCTTGGTCACCATTAAAGTAATATTAAAAGCCGTTTAAAGATGATTTAAACGGCTTTTATATTTAGGATAAGTTTTGTGATTTTATTGTACATTTCGTTTTGAAAAACTGTACATTTCGTTTTGCGGATTATAGTAATTGCTTTAGTAAAAATACCAAATTGAAAGGAATTCACAACGTTTACAAGGATTTTTGATTTGTTTGCTAAGTTGTAATTGCTTTAGTAAAAATACCAAATTGAAAGGAATTCACAACATTGATCCTATGTTGGCAACGGGCCATTCAGTTGTAATTGCTTTAGTAAAAATACCAAATTGAAAGGAATTCACAACAAGAATCCGAACCAATTGAAGGCAGCATAAGTTGTAATTGCTTTAGTAAAAATACCAAATTGAAAGGAATTCACAACAATAACACTATAAAGAAAAAACACTATACAGTTGTAATTGCTTTAGTAAAAATACCAAATTGAAAGGAATTCACAACTAAAGTAACACTTATTTAATTATAACATTAGTTGTAATTGCTTTAGTAAAAATACCAAATTGAAAGGAATTCACAACGAGAAGCATTTTTATATGCTTTAGGTTTTAGTTGTAATTGCTTTAGTAAAAATACCAAATTGAAAGGAATTCACAATTGGCGCAGTCGAACAATATTTAAGTAGTAAACATAAAAAAGCTGCAGAAAACATTCTGCAGCTAATATATTTAATGAATTTCAACAACTTCGGTTGTTTGTTCGTGTATTGTTGATGCACGACCTGATGGATCTTCATTCTCTTGCCATTTCGGAATCCATTTTTTTACAGTTTTCGCAGCAGCTTCACTTGGGAAATGTTTATGAAAAATCTTTCGCATATACATCGCTTCTTTCGTCGTAGGAGTATTGATTGGGAATAATGTTTCGGCTTGTTCCATTTCCTGATCAGAAATTTGTGTAGCACAATAATCTACTAACTGATCAATCCAAGAATATCCAACTCCATCAGAAAATTGTTCTTTCTGTCTCCATAATACATGTTCAGGTAACCATGGTTGTTCTTTATCATCAAATGCTTTTCTAATGATGTGTTTTTCCATTTTACCTTCGGCTCTGTTTGGTCTTTTATACGATGGATCAATTTTCATGGCAACATCTAAAAAATGTCTGTCTAAAAAAGGAACACGAGCTTCTAATGCCCAAGCCATGGTAGATTTGTCGGCTCTTAAACAATCTGCTGTGCTTAATAATTGAACTCGTCGAATTGTCTCTTTCTGAAACTCTTGATCACTTGGTGCGTTATGGAAGTATAAATAACCACCAAAAATTTCATCAGAACCTTCACCAGATAAAACAACTTTAATTCCTAAATCTGTAATATATTTAGACATTATGTACATAGGAGTAGAAGCTCTAATAGATGTAATATCATAGGTTTCTAAATGCCAAACTAATTTATCAATAATAGCTAAACCTTCATCAAAAGTAAAATGTATCGCGTGATGTTCTGTCCCTATAAAATCTGCAACTTCTTTAGCTGCAATAATATCTGGAGATGTTTCATCTAAACCGATTGAAAAAGAATGTAATGTTTTGCCTTCATCTTTCATTAATCGTGCAGTGATTGATGATATTAACGAGCTGTCTAAACCACCCGAAAGTAAGACACCAACAGGAACGTCGCTCATTAATCTTTTACGAGTTGCTTCAATTAAGCTATCTTTTAGTTTAACATAATCTAATTCCTCTGTGCAAACTTTATCATCAGCCCATTCTGGTTGATAATATTGTACAAAACCAGTTTCTTTTGTAAAGTAATGTCCAGGAGGGAAGGCGGATAAATCTTCAACTTGGTCTTCAATAACTTTCATTTCTGACGAAAAGTAATATGCACCTTCTTTGTCTTGTCCATAGTAAAGTGGTTTAATCCCGATTGGATCCCGAGCTATCATAAATCGATCGCTATCCATTACAATAAATCCGAAAACACCATCTAATAAATTGCAAAAATCAGTTCCATATTTTTCGTATAATTTTACAATTACTTCACTGTCGCTTGATGTTCTAAAAGTATAATCTGTTAATTCTGTTTCTTTAAGTTTTACGTGGTTGTATATTTCTCCATTATGTACAACATAGGCAGTATTTGTACCTTGTATAGGTTGTTTTCCTGTATATAAATCGATAATTGCAAGTCTTTCGTGAGTGATAATTCCTGTTTTAGAATTATTTACCTGATAATCTTGCATATCTGGTCCACGATGTCTCATACGTTGACTTAGCATTTGTACATGTTGTACATCTAAATCTTTTTTATCAAAAATGCCTAATATTCCACACAT